CGGAAGCGGCAGAACGCGCTCAGATGATGCTGGAAAAGAAAGACGGCCAGTTTAAGTCTGTACGCGGCTCTTTCGGTAACCACGTCATGCAGCATAACAAATACGTTCATAGTAAAGGTGAAGGGTTTAGGCATGCCACGATTGCGCATGTAAAGAGCGTTATTCCTGGAAAATATAGCTGGCAGATGCTGGCAAACTACTGCAGTTATCACAGCTTATCTGTTGAAATTCTTACCCCGCATTACCAATCAGTACCGCTTAACTCCTATCCCGCAGAGGCATGGATGGCGATCTACAACATCGACATTTCAAAATTCTGATTTATAGCCCAACCCGGCCACTGCGCCGGGTTTTTATTGCCCACCCATAAAGCTATCCCCCATTCTGCCGATAACTATCCAGCCTGAAGCTGATAACAATAACTATCGCAACACTACCTGCCCGCCCGTGCGGGCTTTTTTATTGCCCCTTCCTCACCAACTCCGCAGCATCCCTGTTAACTCCCTTGCCGATCACGTTTCCTGTTTCCTTCCGGTACTGCTTCAGCTTGTCGATGATGTTTTGCTGGGTCATGGGTAAATCAGCCAGTGACAATTCCATGACCGCCCGCCCCATGGCGTGAACCATCATGTTCACTCTTTCTTCATCCAAGTCCATCTCACCACTCCTTTTTGATGTTTTTTGCAGCATAGCACGTACTGCACAAATCCATAACAGAACTAAATTAACCAATAAATCATAACCTTAATAACCAACGGTAAAATAATTAACCAATGGTTATTGACTGAAAATAACCATTAGTTAATAATCAACTCATCGAAACGAAACATCGACAGCTGAGCGAAGTTAGCCAGCGGCGAAGTGGAGATTCGGTCAGTCGAACGGCGCGACAGTAAACCATGCGTCGGACCATAGGCGGGCTCAGGGAGAGCGGCAATTATGGCAAAGCGATTTACCAGCAGCTCTTTACGAGGGGCTGACGGTAAACAAACAGAGGGGTGTGTATGGCAGATAAAAAAACGGCGCCACTACTGCTTAACGTAGACGCCAGTGAGGTTCTTACTCAGTTCGGGGAGCTTTTGAAATTAGTCGAACTTCCAGCCAGTTCCTTTCAGGGAATTCCTGAGCATGTCGTCGAGCTGTTTTTTGACCGTGTCCGTGGCCTGATTGACAACATCGTCCTTAGTGATTTCTCGACCACAGTCAGCACAACTGACGCCGGTGAAATTTGTCTCAAAGTCAAAATCATCGGGCTGGTTGAACATCTCACTTCCGCAGTCAGGGCACACGGTCCGCATGGTTTGCATGAATATATCCTTTCTACTGTTGGGGAGATTAAAGAGTAAGCGATTTCTTGCTGTTGGGGAATAGCGGGAAAGCGCGCGCCGGGCGCGGATAAATACCCCGGCAATAACTGGAATGTTTTGGGATTGGATGAATGCGCAGGCTGATGCGCAACGAAGCGGAAGTAGTGTGGGATTTATCGGCAGAACCGAATCTACATGCCGGAGATCAGCGCCGGCCATCCAATCGCCAAAGCATTTCTCCCGCATCAGCGGGTAACGACAGAGGGTTTTATGGCAGACGACGATTATACGATGGGGGAGTTTTGGCGAGACATGAAGCCAGAACTTAAAGAGCGGCGCAGGATGGCGCGTAACTCAGCACATGAAGGGATGAAGGCTTTCTTTCAACGTAATGGAGTTGAGTTCGAAGAGGGAGAAAACACTCTCATTTTTCGTACACCGCAAGGGACTGTTGCTTATTACCCGCCAAGCAAGCGGATGCAGCATAAAACCACATGGCGAACATGCAGCCCTACAGTATGCATGAATTACGTCAACAAACTCAGAGCCGCCTAACCAGCGGCTTTTTTCATACCTCACCGTTCTCGATGAGTGCGGTTAGTTATGACAACCGGCGGCCATCCACCGCCACTTTTTTTGTTTTGCCGCACAAGCGCAGAAGTCTTGTATTAACCGTTCCGTTCGCCGCGATAAGGCCAAGAGGATTTATGAGCAATAAAACTGGAGGGCGCGCTTTCCCGTGCGATTCTATCGTGGAGCGCGACGAAGTTGGTCACTTACATGGTTTCGAAGTCAGCTCTGGCGGCATGACATTGCGCGATTATTTCGCTGCAAAAGCGCTGATAGTTGCTGCGCGAGGTGCTGATGGAGAGCCTGAAGGGGCCTACTTCGAAACTGTTGATGGGATAGCATCAAGAGCTTACCTGCTGGCTGATGCAATGCTCCACGCCCGGGAGGCATCATGACAGTCACCCACAACGGCAAGCAGTACACCGCCAAAAAGCTCAACGATAACGAGTGGCAGCTGACGTCGGTATCGAATCCGCGCGAGAAGCTGACGATGAACCGCTGGCACATGAAGCTGGCTGGCCTCCTTGAACAGGTTGAGGTGAAGGCATGATCAATCATCACCTGCTGCGCGCCGCGCAGAGTAAAGCAGCCATCGCCCTGTTTATCGGTGATGGCGCCATGTGGATGGCAGCCTACGACGAAATGAAGGTTGCCATAGGTTATCCGTGGCATCGGGCAAAGACGAATCAGCGCGGAGGTGAGCATGCAATGGGTTAAATACTCTGAACGCAAGCCTGATTCCGCCGGTGTTTATATGTGGCGAATGGGTAGCCGAAAAGTTAAAGGGCTTGTCGTTATTGCCCGAGCTAAATTTCGCCTTCGTGGCGCTGGTTACGAAGATGTTCTTTCTCCTGAATTTGACCGTTGGGACGGATATTCGGTTGTTGTGCCAGGCGAACTTCAATGGGCTGAGGATGATGGATCGTTACCGGACATTTCTTTCGAAAATCTCCCTGACACAACAGAGTGTCCATTTTGCAAACGACAGCCCGTAATTAAAGCGTTCGAATGGGATCGAGGCTGCAGGATTGGTCCTGAGCCATACATCCTCAATCAGTTCCAATTGAAGTGCTGCGGATGGATTGCCCCTGTTACCTTCGACTCACCAATTTCTGCCATAGAGTCCTGGAACTCAAAACTTTCTAAGTAACCACCCTATTCAACCGATCGGCCTGGCTAAAAGCGGGCGGGATCTGCACATCCAAATTTCAGGAGAAACCATGAGCGAAGTAACGGACTTAACTGTCATCGAAATCAAGCCGGAGCAGGCGCCAGTACTTTACGTAGCGGGCGGCCTTGATGCTTACCTCGAGCAAATCCGCCAGGCAGTAAACGAAGTGCCGGACCTGTCCACGAAGAAGGGGCGTGACCGAGTAGCCTCTCTGGCGGCGCAGGTATCCCGCAGCAAGACGGCAATCGAAAAGCCAGGCCGTGAGTACCTGAAGCGCCTTAAAGAGGCTGTGCGTCCGGCTGAGGCCGAAATTAAGCGATTTGTTGATGCCTGTGACGAGCTGCGCGATGCGACCCGCCGCCCACTCACCGAATGGGAAGCCGAGCAGGAACGTATCAAGGCTGAAGAAGCCATGAACGCGCTGCACGCCGAAGCTCTGGAAATGAACATCAAGTTCGATCAGGAGCTGGCGGACAAGTTTGAAGCGGACCACGAAATGGCTCTGCTGATGAATAAGGATTTCGACCGTGACCGCGAAGAGCAGCGCCGCATGGCGGAACAAGCTCAACGTGAGCATGAAGAGCGTATTAAGCGTGAAGCGGCAGAACAAGCCCGCCGCGATGCCGAAGCGAAGCACAAAGCGGAGATTGAAGCCGCAGCGCGCCGTGAAGCCGAAGAGAAAGCCCGCGCTGAACTGGCGGAGCGCCAGCGCATTGAAGCGGAACAGCGTGCGGCACGCGAGAAGCAGGAAGCGGAAGCGCGTGCGCGCCGCGAAAAAGAAGAAGCCGTTGCCGCCGAGCGCCGCCGCCTGGAAGAGGCAGAAGCCGCCCGTCTAGCCGAAGAGCAGCGCAAAGCTGAAGAAGAAGCGCGCCGCGCCGCAGACAAGGAGCACCGCCGCACTGTCAATAGTCGCGTCATCGCCGACCTAATTAATCAGGGCATCCCTGAAGAATTCGCGCAGAAAGCACTGCTGGCGATTGCTGGCGGCAAAGTGCAGGACGCGCACATCAAATATTGAGGCAACCATGAACGCATACCTCACTTACGACCGCATCGAAGATCGGCGCTGGGCTGAGCAGCAGATCACCGACGAGAAAGAGAAGTGGATCGACGACCGGGCGCAGAAAATCATCGACATGATGCCGAAAGAGCCGTCAGGCCTCTTCCACTTCACGATCCCGATTGACTCCAGCCCATACGAAGGACTTCGCAGCGATAAAGCTGGCGAGGCCTACAACGATTTCATTTCAGCAGTTGCTTACGCCCAGGCGGAATACGACTGGGAACACCGTACCGGCTGCCCGTTTTAAGGATGCATGAAATGTCTGAAACTAAAACTCACTACCGAAAAGCTTTTGACTCCCCTTACCTGAGCAGCGCCGATATCGTTGAGCCAACGGTGCTGACGATCGCCCGGGCAACGTTAGAAAACGACAAAACAAAAAAATCCAAAGACGTTTTTAACACTGCTTATTTTGAAGAGCGCGAGCTGCGCCCTGGCGAAAAGCTCAAGCCGATGATTCTGAATGCCACGAACAGCAAGATGCTGAAAAGCATTACCGGCTCGCCATTCCTTGAAGATTGGGTTGGCGTAAAGGTCACTGTTTACGTCGATAAAAATGTCCGGTTCGGAAAGGAATCGGTTGAAGGCCTCCGCTTAAGCCCGGCACGCGTTACAAAGCCGGTGCTTTCACCGGAAAAAACGCAGGCATGGAATAACGCTAAGGCCGCCTTCAAGCGCGATGGCAACCTTGATGCAGTGCTGGCGAGAATGGACATTTCTCCAGAATATCGCCGCCAACTTGAGCAGGAGTGTTCATCATGATCTGGCACGACGTCGAGCAAAACGGTGAAGAGTGGGATGCTCTTCGCCTGGGTAAGGCCACTGCTTCAAACTTCGGCCTGATCATGGCTAACGATGGGAAAGCGTTTGGCGAACCGGCCAAGCGTTACGCTATACAGTTGGCTCTGGAGCAGATTAAGGGGTGCAAGTCTGAGTTTGGCTTCTCAAATGAGCACATGGAGCGCGGGCACGAACAGGAGCCTATTGCCCGCATGCTGTACGAAGAGATGAACTTCGTCGATGTGGATAACGGCGGATTCTTTGATCACGAAACGTACGGTGACAGCCCCGACGGACTCGTTGGACTGGACGGGCTCGTTGAGATTAAGTCGGTCATTGCCGCCACTCACTACTCCACCCTCACCCGCGGCTCCTTCGACCCTGCATACAGATGGCAACTGATCGGTCACCTTGATTGCTCTGGCAGGGATTGGGTGGACTTCATCAGCTACTGCTCAGACTTCCCGGACGGTAAACAGCTCATCGTCTATCGCCTTACAGCTGCCGAATGTGAATCAGAAATAGCCCGGCTTCGGGCGCGCCGAAAAGACTTCCTCGAACTTGTTGCGGACACGAAGCACCGCATCCTGGAGATCGAATGAAACGCACACCCTTTTACCGCAGGCCCGGGCGAACCGGGCAATTTTCCGGCCTCCGTGAACGCGTTATCTGGATGATTCAGACGCGCGGCCGCCCGGTAACGGGCAGCGAAATCGCCGAGAAGTTTGGCGTAACGCTCATCGAGTTTAACAGGGTGGCCAACGGCATCACCCGCGGCACCGGACAGATAGCGCAGATCGTTGAGTCGGAAAAATGGCTCAACGAAGACGGTATCTGTGACCGCACTTTCGACCTCGTAACGAAGCCGAAGGTTGTAACGCCGCAGGGCAAATCGCGGCTGTTCACCCGGCGCGCCATTGAACAATCGCAGGAAGGCAGACGGCAGGAGTGCATTGAACGTGCCGCCCGCCGTCGACGCCTGATTGCTCAGGGCCTCTACATCGACGAAATGGAGTCAGTGCTATGAAAGCGTGGTCACTCGAAGAGCTTGCGCTGCTGTGGCGACACTCAAACGCTGAAGTCGCGGAGATTACCGGCCGCAGCATTGAAGAGGTCGGAGATAAGCGGCTGAAAACAAATATTGAGCGTAATGGCTGGGATGTTAACGATCCGGAGCGGGAGGATGTATGACCGATTACACCGGCAGCAACACCCCAGCGGATCAGCGTGACCTATGGCGCACTCCACCCGCCCTTTTCGCCTCCCTTGATGCTGAGTTTTGCTTTCAACTGGATGCCGCCGCGGCGCCGCATAACGCGCTGTGCCGAAAGTTCATCACCGCCGAGCAGAACACTCTGGAAACGCCATGGGCTGATTACCTGAGCATTCCTGGCTACGTTTGGCTGAACCCACCATACAGCGACATTACACCGTTTGTTAAGAAGGCAGCCGCCGAGAGCTCCAATCAGATCGGCACGGTAATGCTGGTACCGGCAGACACTTCGGTTAGCTGGTTCAAAGAGGCTATCCAGACAGCTAGCGAGGTTCGCCTCATCACCGCCGGGCGGCTGGCATTTATTAACCCGGTCACCGGTAAGCCGGTAAGCGGCAACAACAAAGGGTCGATGCTCATCATCTGGCGACCGTATCCGCGTACACACTGCCACTTCGCAACTATGGACCGGGACGAGCTGATGGCTTTCGGGGTGAAACTTCTCGCCCGCCGGGAGGCCGCATGACGCCAGCAAATGAAAACGCCATTCGCGCAGCCTGCCGCCGCTGCACCGAGGAAATCCAGCAGGCCATGCGCAAGAAGCCAAAGCCTAACTGGAACGAAACGGTGCCTCCCATCATCAACAAACATCACAAGAAAATTGAAGCTCTGGGAGTTAGCCTCCTGGAGTTCGTCGTCAAAACTGGCCGCCTTAACGGGCGGTTTGGAGCCGAACAATGACAACAAAAAAATGGGGTCATAACGAGCTTGCTCATGACCTTGCAGAGCATTTGCGCCAGAACACAGCGCGCATCTGCTGGGAGGACATGCAGCTAGGGCCCGCCGGTACGTGTCGACCCGATGTCTACTCTATTGCTCACAGCTACAGCAAGTTCTGCCCTGTCGTCTATGAGGTCAAAGTTAGCGTTAGTGATTTCCGGGCTGACGTTACAGCAGGCAAATACACCAAATACTTCAACTACGCAGGTGGCGTTGTTTTTGCTGTTCCTGAAGGCATGCTCAAGAAAAGCGACATCCCAGATGGTTGCGGCTTGATGATCCGGAAGGAAACTGGATGGCATACCCTCAAGGGGCCGACAATGCGCCAGATTGATACCCTTCCTCGCGATGCCTGGATGAAGCTGCTTATGGATGGCATGACCCGGCAGGCAGAAAGAACCCAAATAAAAAGCCGCGTAATCAATACCTACCTCAGCGACCAAAAACTAATGAAGCGACATGGCAATGAAATCGCCGATCTTGTTTGTCGAGCACATCGGTCTAAGGAGCGCCTTGAGCAGCATATTAGGGATAACGATGAAAGGCTGAAGAACCTGCGCCAAGAAAGTGAAGAGGAGTTGCAACGCCGACGTAAGCGCCGGGAGGAATCGGAGGAAAGGTTAACCGACGCTCAGCAAGATCTGGCGAAAGCGCTTGGCCTCGACCCGAATGTCCCTATGTATGTTCTTACAAGGACGCTATGGGAAGCAGCGCGCCGACTCACCGAGGATGAAGAGATTAAGAGGTTGCGAGGAATATTGTCCAACCTTGAGCGCACGTTGAATGACGGTCTGAAACCATTACCCGGGGAGAAAGTCGCATGAACAGAGCCTCACCCGTTGATTTGAGGAAAAGCCTCGAAATAGCCAACCACCTCGCGCACATCGGGATTCGCTTTGTGCCGATCCCGGTGGCTACCGAAGAAGAATTCCAGACGCTGGCCGCCGAGTTATCGCGACGGCTTGAGCAGATGGCGGTCGAAGCCGAGAAGAATGAAGGCGGTGCAGCATGAGCAAAATATTATCAACGGCAATTAGCCTTGCCATTATTGGATGTCTTCTTTTCGGTAACGAGCAGGCGCAGCAGTTTGCCTATTACTCGTACCTGGTTATTTCTGTTTTGGCGTGGATTGGGGTTTTCTGCGGAGCCCTCACCCATGAGTTCGTGCTTGAGGAAATGAAATATTTGTGGCTAAGCATTCCTCTATCCGTGATGACAATTTATGCCCTCATCGTCACAGACCATACGGCATTAGCGGCCTCCGCTCTCGTCTACGCTCTGTTTTTTGCTGGAGCTGCGAAAAGCAAACCCAAAAGAAACCCACTATGAAAACGCAAATCACCCTGGAGCTTAAGGCTCCTTTTTTATTGCTGGCGTTCACCTTCAACCGAATTAACCGACAGTTCCGGGAGCATTGACCATGGACATCATCGACACAGCAGCAGAGATTGAAGAGCTTCAGCGTAACGCCGCCCTTTCCGCTCACCGCCTGAACCGCAACGCCGTATCAGCTGAGCGTTGTGAAGAATGCGACGAACCAATTCCCGAGCCGCGGCGCGCTGCCGTTCCCGGCTGCCAGACCTGCGCCAGTTGCCAGGCTGACCTGGAGCTTATACGCAAGCAAAGGGGGGCTTGATGGATTACACCAAGCTCAGTGACGGTGAAATCAGTGTCAGGCTCGCATATTTCCTGAAGCCAAAGTACACCGCCACTATTCACCCGCATGAAAATACCGGCGCCCAGCTGTCATGGAACTGGTTCAAAACCGTCCAGAATACTGGTTACTTCCCGCTACGCCGAGCGGAAGAGCTATTCACCGAAATGAAGAAACGCCGGATCGGCCTCATCCCATCAGGAAAAACCGTTTGGACGGCAACACACGAATCGGGCATCACCTCTACTCACCGGAACCCTCTGCGTGCGGTCGCGGTAGTTTTCCTCATGCTGCAGGAGCAACAAACAGATGCAGGAGCCGCGAAAAAGCGCAGGAGTAGCAAAAAAGTGCAGGTGATGCAGGAACCGCAGGAGTGAACCAATGTTCAGGATAATCCAGCCTAATACCTGGTACGCCGATCCCCACGGCTCGCCCTGCAAAATCCTCCGCTCCACCCACGAAGTAATCCACTACGTCCGCAACGGTCGCACCTGCATCGCCAGCATGGGCCGCTTTCAGCACGAATTCGAGCCGCTGACCAAAGCACAGGCCGAGCGGATCGTCGAAGAAATTGAAACAGCAGAACACCTGAAGAATCTGCGCGCCCAGCGTGCGGCGTAAGGAGAACTATGAGCACCATTCAGGACATCCGAAACCAGCTATCAACTCTGGTAACCGAGGCGCACAAGGTTGCATGCGCCCTCGATATAGGTGAAGAGCGAACCGAGGCATTTCAGCTTTACAAAGCACTTCGTCGACTTCAGCGGCAGGGCGCCGCCGGAGAGATTCTCTCAGCAACTAACCCCCTTCTCGCCTCGCCATATTACGACGAGGACTGGGACGAAGACGAAGACGACTGACGCAACTGATAGCCAGTTATGAGCTGGCTATTGGGTGCGAAAGCACCGCCTCACATCCCTTGATGTTATTGCCGCCTACGGGCGGCTTCTTTTTGCCTGGAGAAAACCATGAGCGACATTATTCAGCTGGTACCGAATAAATGGGTCACAGAGGAACTTTTAACTGCGACAACCGGCATGTCAAAGCACATGATTCAGCATGCCCGCCGGTCTACCTGGATGGAGGGGAAGCATTATCGCCATGTTGCCCCTGATATGGCACCTAAGCAAAACAGCCCAATCATGTATAACCGCGATGAGATAAACCACTGGATCGAGCACCAAAGCCCAGCGAAACGCCGGAGAATATCTGCTTAAATGTCCTTTGGCACATCAAACGAGGAATGATTATGGCAGCATACCCAACAGGTGTAGAGGTTCATGGCGAATCGTTACGCATATGGTTCATATATCAGGGGAAGCGTGTCAGGGAAAATCTCGGCGTTCCTGACACGCCAAAAAACAGGAAAATGGCAGGCGAACTTCGGGCTTCAGTCTGCTTTGCGATAAAGACAGGCACATTCAATTATGCCTCGCAATTCCCTGATTCATCGAACGCAGAGAAATTCAGCACTGTCAGAAAGCAAATCTCACTACTTGAACTGAAATCGAAATGGCTTGGGCTTAAAGAGATGGAGCTTAGCCTCGGGACGTTGAGGCGTTACGATTGCCACCTCACAACCACTATCGAAACAATTGGTGAGCACAGGTATATCGGCAGCCTGAACACTGAAGATATCCTTAGTGCCAGGAAGGAGCTACTGAACGGCTGGCAGAAGACCAGACATGGCCTAAATCATCCACCCAAAAAGGGAAGAAGCGTTCCTACAGTCAATAGCTATATGGCATGCCTTGGCGGGATGCTGAGCTTTGCTTTCAAAAGTGGATACCTGAAAACCGATCTGATGGCAGGTATTACCCCTCTCGCAAAAGAAAGACCCATTCCAGATCCTCTTACTTCTGATGAGTATCAGAGAGTGGTTGCGGCCTGCCCAACGCTACAGTTTCAGAATATGGTTATCTTTGCGGTAAATACAGGCGTCAGGCATGGCGAACTAAGCGCGTTATCCTGGGAGGATGTGGATACTGTCAACTGGACTGTTACAGTGTCACGGAACTATTCCCTGAAGGGAAACTTCACCCTGCCAAAAACCAACGCCGGGATTCGAACAATACAGCTGACCCAGCCAGCAATTGATGCACTCAAGGCGCAAATGCCACTGACCAGAATGATGGCATCCCACAAGGTAAGCGTCAGCCTACGGGAATACAAAAAAAAGAGAACCGATGAATGCACCTTTATATTCTCGCCGTCCATTACTTCAATGAACGGTAAGAAGACGATGTGCTACGTCCCCGGATCCATTAATTCAGCCTGGCGCACTGCCCTGCGTCGTGCAGGCGTCCGACAAAGACGGTCTTATGAAACCAGGAACACATATGCGTGCTGGGCACTGGTCGCCGGAGCGAACCCAAATTTCGTTGCGCACCAGATGGGCCATTCGTCAGCGCAAATGCTATTCACGGTTTACGGTAAATGGATGACCGAGAATAACCATGACCAGGTGGGCATTTTGAACGCATCATTTACTCAAAATGCCCCACCGATGCCCCATAGAAAAACCGCATAACCTTAACTATCTGATTTAACATATTAATATCACTTCAATCATGATTCATCTGGATGAGTAAAGTTGGCTCCTTTGCGTTTAGCTTCCTGCCCGTCATGTTCTGTATCGCTATCCCGCTGGGCCTGGCGCGCGAGAACAAAGGCGTCGCGGCGTTTGCCGGGTTTGTGGGCTACGCCGTGATGAACCTGGCGGTTAACTTCTGGCTGACCGCGAAAGGCATTTTGCCGACCACCGACGCTGCCGTACTTAAAGCCAACAACATTCAGAGCGTGATCGGTATCCAGTCTATTGATACCGGGATCCTCGGGGCGGTGATCGCGGGTGTGATTATCTGGATGCTGCACGAGCGCTTCCATAATATCCGGCTGCCGGATGCCCTGGCCTTCTTCGGCGGTACCCGCTTTGTGCCGATTGTTACCCTGGTGGTGATGGGTCTGTTCGGTTTAATCATTCCGCTGATCTGGCCGGTCTTTGCGATGGGCATCAACGGTATTGGCCGCATCATCAACGGCGCGGGAGATTTCGGTCCGATGATCTTCGGCACCGGCGAGCGTCTGCTGCTGCCGTTTGGCCTGCAGCATATCCTGGTGGCCCTGATTCGCTTCACCGAAGCGGGCGGTACGATGGAGGTGTGCGGTCACGACGTGAGCGGCGCGCTGACCA